AACAAACCTCCTAAATTTATTCAAAAGCACTTTCTACATCTGCTTTTACTACTCTACCTATAATCTTAATGTCATCAATACTTGAAACCTTTTCTATAGGATAATATGGATTCATAGAATGTAATTCTATTGCGGTAGATGTTTTAATTATCTTTCTAATAGAATACATATTTTTACTTTTAATAAATATAAGTGCCGTTTGACCATTCTCGACATCGTCTTGAACGCGAATAACAGCTAAATCTCCTTTTCCTAACAAAGGTAACATGTTATCTTCTGTAGTTTCTATTGCAAAATAAGTATCAGTATCAGACCAATTATTATTAGTTCTTATACTAATATAATCTATAATGTTTTCTTGCGTTAATATATTTGAAATATCTATTTTACTTAAAACAGGTATTCTAGTAATTTTATTATCACTATATTTTTCATTACTTAATCCAGCCAACCAAGCAGGAGATACACCAAAAAAGTTGGCTAAAGAAATTATTGTACTACGTTTAACGCCTTTAATTTCTCCAGAAGCATACCTAGAAACTGTAGCAGCTCTTTTTCCAATAGCTTCTGCTATATCATCTAATGTATGGCTACTACTATTAATAAGTTCTGTAAGTCTTTTTGAAAATAATTCATCCATAATTTTAATCTCCTTTCATGCCTTATTTTACTATATTTTTTCGTAATACGCAAGATTTATTACAAAAAAAATAAAAAAATTTCGCAAAAAGTATTGACAAGTTTTTAATGTTAATGTATATTACTTATAGCGTAATTACGTATCACGTAAGAAGAAAGGAGGAGAAAATTTTGAATAAAAACATTGACGAAGTTATTAACAAACTAGAGGGTTATCTTAAATTTAGAAACATTACAAAAAAGAAATTAGCAGAATTATGGCAGAAAAACGAGGCATATATCTATAGGCGATTTAGTAAAGAGGTTGAACTTACATTGTCTGATATTTGGGACTTATGTAGAATATTAAAACTGAATCAAGAAGAAATAGTAGATATATTTTTTTAACCTAAGATTACGTACTGCGTAAGGAAGGAGCTTTAAATGAAAAAAATAAAAAAATGCGGCAGAACACAAAATTAAAAGGAGGGTAAAGAATTGGAATTACAAGACAATATTTTTTATACACCATCTGAATTTGCAAAATTAAGAAATTGTAGTGTACCAACAGCCCTAAGTATTTATAATTTACAGGACTTTCCTAGTGAAAACTTTGGAAAAGAAAAAGTAGCATTAGGAAGTGCAATAAGAGAGTGGTACAAGAAAAAAAGAGAAAAGGGGGATTACCAAGGATGAAAAGAAAGGTTGTAAACAAGAAAAAATTTATAAGAAGTGTAATAACAATGCTATTTATAGCAATATTAGGAATTTTAATAATGAATAGTGCTTTTGCAAGTAATGAAGCGATAATAAAAGAAGAGGTAGATTATGTTGTTTGTAAAGGCGATACTTTATGGAAAATTGCAGAAAGATATAAACTAGAAAATCAAGATCCAAGAGAATACATATATGAAGTAGAAAAATTAAATAATATGACTTCTGCAACAATATATGAAGGACAAACTATAAAAATATTGTTAATGGAGGGCAAATAAATGGAATATTACGAATTATTATTAAACGAATGTAGATATTTGCGAATAGATTATGAAAGATTACATAGAATGAAAGCTACATTAAAAATTATGAAAGAAAATTTAAAACAGTTGGGAGGTAAAAAATAATGGGAAAACATTTTAAAGAAGAGGCAAAAAGCAAGCCAGTTGAAAATAGTAATGATGATAGTTTCTACGGAAGAATAATTACAAGGCAAGGCGAAGGTTTAGTAGAAGCACAAAAACAAATAAAACAATTAGAAGATAGATTAGTAGAAGAAAGAATGAATCGTATTGAAGATTTAAGAAATATAAAAGCATTTGCAACATGTAACACATATAACAACGAAAAAGCATTTTTACATAAAATTGCAGAAATGGTAACAGATAAAATACAAGAATTAACAAACACAAATAAAAAAGAGCCTAGCTCACACACCGGTCAAAGTATATAAGTAAACTCTTTTTAAAACGTTTATATAAACATTCTTATTGTTATTTTAACAGAAATAACGCTAGAAGTCAATAAAAATTAGGAGGTATAAAATGAGAAAATTTGAATTTGTTGAAAATATGAAAGAAGGTAGTTTATTAAAATTACCAGAAAGAAGTACAAAAAATAGTGCTGGTTATGATTTCTTTAACCCTAATAAAGTGGTTTGTAAATCACATGAAATAACAATGATACCAACAGGAATAAAAGCACAATTTCCAGAAGATGAGGCATTATTCCTATTTAATAGAAGTAGTAACCCTAAAAAGAAAGGTTTAATAATTTTAAATGGTGTTGGTGTAGTAGATAGTGATTACTATAACAATGCTGATAATGAGGGGGAAATGGCATTTGTTTTCTATAATATGCTTAATGAAGATGTTACTTTAGAAGCGGGCGAAAAACTAGGACAAGGTATATTTATGAAATATGCAAAAGTAGATAATGATACAGCAGAAGCGGAAAGAACAGGAGGATTTGGAAGTACAGGAAAGTAGAGGTGTGAAAAATGATAAAGTTTATAATTGGTGTTATTTTAGGCTTTGTTTTAGGATACTTAACATGCTGCATAATGATAGCAGCTAGAGAAGAGGAAAAGTGGAACAAATATATGGACGACGACGATAGATAGGCACAAAAGATACCTTAATATTATATAGAAAGGGGAATAAACGACAATGGAAAAAGTAAGTGAAGTTTTAATAAACAATACTATAAATAGAGTTGTAACAGTACAACAAATAGAAGAAATAGCAAAACAGTTATTAAAAGATATAGGTATGAAATTACATTGTTTAGGTTATAAATATTGGCTAAAAGCTATTGTAATGACTTTAGATATAGAAATACATAAAAGACAAGAACTAAAAACAATGGAATTATATTTTATGTTAGCAAGAGAATATAAAACAACAGTAAATTGCGTTAGAAAAGCAATGTCGTATACTTACGAGAATACGAATGTAAATAGTTATTTTAACGTTACCTATAAAATTGATAATGCTGCTTTGCTATTTTTGTTGAAAGAAAAAGTAAAAGAAGAAATAGAAACCATACTTTAATACACAATTTAAAATCTTAAAGAAGGGAGGTAATTAATAATGGCAAATAAAGACGCGTATTATTTTAGTCATGATTCAAACGCACTAACAGATCCTAAAATATTATCTATGCGTTGTGATTATGGTTTAGAACGGGTATGGTTTGTATTGGGCTATATTAGAAATGTTAAGAAATGAATCTACATATAAATTAACTTTAAATAAAAATACATACAGGGCAATTAAAATGCAAACGGGGACAACAATAGACGTAGAAAAATTTGTAGATGACTGTATTAATGAATATAAAGATAGTGAAAGCGGGAACGGTTTATTTAATTCTAAAAATGGTATGTTTTGGTCTGAAAGTTTTTTAAGAAGAATGGAAAAATACGAAGACTTAAAAGAGAAAAGAAGACAAGCAGCAAATGCTAGATGGAATAAAGATGAAGAAAAAACAGAAGACAAAGACAAAAAAAATAATACAAAAAAATGCAAGTGCATAAAAGGTTATTGCAAAAGCAATGCAAATGCAAAACAAAAGAAATACAAATGCAATGCAAAAAGTCAAAAAGTGTATGCAAAATTATGCAAATTAAATGAAATTAAATTAAATAAAATTAAATTAAATAAAATAAAATCTATCTATCCTTCTGATCACAAAAAAGCAAAAAATGAAAATCTAAAGATGGATGAGATGGACGAGATGGAATTTGAACGTATTGTATATAATTGTGAACTACATAAATTAGATCCAGCATTAGCTGTTGAAATAAAAAATATTTTAAGAGAAATGTATATAGATTTAAAAACCAAGCCTAAAGTCGAGGAACTTAATTCAAAAAAATTATTCTATGCCTTGCAACAATTTGCAGTTGCTAATACAAAAACTAAAATACAGAAACCAAGGGCTTATTTTGAAAAGTGTATTTTAACATCATTAGATCAAACCGAATTAAGTACACAATATGACACAGAAACAATATACGAATTTATGAATTAGGAGTATTAAAATGAGAAGTATATCAGAATTATCAAGGCGTGGTGCTGTACCTATTTATGCAAAAATGAAGCCAAAAGAAGAGGCTAGCCATTTAGTGAATAGTAAGCCAATGAAAGAGTACAGCTACTATAAATGTGATTACTGCGAAGAAGAAATAAAAATATTAGATAAAAAACAAGATATGACAGGGGGAGTAGTTACATTTAGACATATTGTTACTAAACATGGCGATATAGAAATGGCATTGCATAACAAATGCTTAAAACCAGTATTAAAAATATTTGAAGAAGGAGAATAAAAAGTAATGGAAGAAGAGGAAATAGTAAAAGGAAAGTTGCAAGGAATTGCGAAAAAAGTTGAAGCGGATTTGCCAAAAGACTTTGGTTTTGTAGTTTTAGCTTTTAAATTTAATGAAGAAGGACAATTAATGTATGTTTCAAATGCTAATAGAGCAGATGTAGTAAAAGCAATGGAAGAGTGGATTATAAAAACAGAAAAAAATTATGGAAATGACACGGGTAAATATTAAAAAGAAAGTAGAGGTATTATAATATGCTGATAATTAGCCAAAAAAGAAATACAAGAATTGATACAGAAAAGATAAATTTCATAATGATAGATACAGAGAAAGATAATAAATTCAATATTGTAATAAATTATGCAAATGATATTGAGGGTATTATAGCAACTTATAATAGCTTAGAAAGAGCTATTGAGGTATTTAATGAAATGATAGAAAAGGAAGTGGGAGAGCTTAAAGGCATATTAAAATTCAAAATGTATATGCCGGAAAAAGAATTATTAAAAAAGCAAAAAGAATTAGAAAAGCAAGGTATTATAGTAACTGATTTTTTATCAGAATTTACTCCACTACCAACAAAGGCAATATATATAATGCCAGAAAATTAGAAGAGGTGTTACAAATGATTTATGAATTTGAAATGTTGGAAAGCATACAAGGAAAAGCAAGACCTAGAATGAATACAAGAACGGGTAGAGCATATACACCAACAAAAACAAAGTTATATGAATATTCATTAAGACAATGGTTTTGCATGAATTATCCTAATTTTAAACCAATAGAAGGTAGGGTAAAAGTATCAATAATTGCTTATTTTGAAATACCTAAAAGTACAAGTAAGAAGAAAGAAGCGGAAATGTTATCAAACAATATAAGCCCAACCAAAAAGCCAGATATAGATAACATTGTAAAAATTGTACTAGATGGAATGAACAAATTTGCATTTAAAGATGATACACAGGTTATTAAATTAGAAGTAGAAAAGAAATATGCAGAAAAGCCACGAATGTATATAAAAATTGAAGAATACTAAGGGGAATAAATATATGAAATGTATTAATTGTGGGAAATATCCTTTTTGTAACAAAATAGAAAAACCGCAGCAAGAAGCATGTGAAAATTTTATTAAAAGACCTTTAGGAATAGAGATTACAAGGAAGGATGAATTTAATAATGAACAACATAGAAAATAAAAACTCTGTAAGTGCTGATACTCTACACACACACACACACACACACCGGTACTTCATTTAATGAATTACTAAACAAAATAACATTAGGCGACAGCTACGAATTAATAAAACAAATACCAGATGATAGCATAGATTTAGTTATTATGGATCCACCTTATGAATTTGATACAGGAAGCGGAGCAGGTGCTTTTGGAACAAAAAGAAGAAATTATAGAAAAGAATATATAAGCCTATATCATGAAAAAGGTAAAAGCACAAAAGACACAGAAAGGTTAAGAATATCTGCGAACAAAGAAAGACAAAGACAACAATTAAATCATATTTCAAATGGATTTGAACTTGAAATACTAGATGAATTAGTAAGAGTTATGAAAAAAATTAATATTTATATATGGTGTTCTAAAAAACAAGTTAGTAAAATATTACATTATTTTGAAAATATAAATTGCAGTACAGATATATTAACGTGGCATAAAACAAACCCTACGCCAACTATAAATAATTCTTATTTACCAGATACAGAGTATTGTATATATGCTAGAGAAAACGGGGCGTATTTAGGTGGAGAATATGAAACAAAACATAAATTTTATATAACTACTGCTAATAAAAGCGATAAAGATAAATTTAAGCACCCTACAATTAAACCAATTAATATAATAAAAAATTTAATTATTAATTCTAGTAAAGAAAATGAAATTATATTTGATCCATTTAGTGGAAGCGGGACAACCTGTGTTGCTGCAAAAGAATTAAACAGGCAATATGTAGGTATAGAAATAGATCCAGAATATCATAAAATAAGCGTTGATAGATTAGAAGGAATATTAGCAAATGGGCAAACAAGTATGTTTATGAGTTAGGAATGGTAAAAATGAGTAAAATTATAATTTATAATAATAAAAATATTTTAATTGCTGATTTAGATAGAACAGAAACTAAAAGAGAGCCAATAGAAAAATTATTAGCAAATTCTCCAGCAACAACATTTGAAGTAGAACATGCAGCAATATTTAAGGAATATAAAATAATACATAGTTTTTCATTAAAAAAGCAATTAAAAAAAATAGAAAAAATATTTAAGTACCATAAGGAAGGTGGAAGAAATGTTAAAAAGAGTATATAGCAAGTATAAAGATGAAAAAGAAGTATTTAAACTTGACAAGGACTATACACTAAAAGAAATATTAAGTTTATTTGCAATACCAGAAGCTAAAATAGGTTGGAAAGGGCAGAAAAAAAGATTTAAAGTTATTGCTAGAAACGATAATTTTATAATTATAGCAAGACCGTATAACCCTAGAAAAACATTTGAATATTCAATACTAGATTTAGAATATATGGTTTGTAATCATGATAATTATTATTGCAAGTATGATTATTCAAATGAAAAAGAATGTATAGAAGCATTAAGAGAATTACAAGAAACTAGAGATGAAGAAGAGAAAACAAATATAAGTTCTGACTGTGGCTTGCAATTATCAAGAAGAGGAATAGCAAAAATTGAAGATATGGTTAGCGAAGTGTGGATCAATGTTGATTTTAGAAGGTTAAGTAATCATGAAAAAGATGTTTAAGAAAATAAAAAGAATATCAGGGCTAGAATTACCGCATTTATTAGAAGAGGAAGAAGAAAAAGAGCCAATAATATTTAATAACAAAAAAGATAATATAATTGCAGTTCCTAAGAATGTAGGAGTGAAATTTTATAAAGATACGGAACTTGAAAAGAGTTTTAAAATGTTAGCAAATGCTGCAATTAATAGTTGTATAACAATGAACGAAGCAAGAAAAATTGCTTATAGATTAGGAGAAATAGATGACAAAAGAAGATAAAGAAGTATTAAAAAATTGTTGGGTAATGACAACAGATCATGTATTAGATGAGGAAAACAAAAAATTAAAAAATGTAATTGAAAAAGTATTAGAAGAGAATATGACAGCAGAAGAGAAAAGCAGATGGGGCTATGAATATTTTTTAGAAAATCATCAATATAACGATGATTTAGAATTTAATATAGATATTTTAAAATTCTGGAGTGAACAATTAAAAGGAAGAGGAAATGCAAATTATAAATATGCGTATGCAATAGATAGAATAATTAAGGAAATAGGAAGGTAAAAAGATTATGGGAGTACCAAAGATATTTAGTAAAAATAATCATGAATACATATTTGTTAAGCAAGTAAATAAAACCATGTTTTTATATAAGGACATGCTATACGGATATAATGAGTGTTTTACAAAATTTGATTTAGGAATGGTAAAAGAAGTTGTAAAGCCACCTAAAACAGAAGTAAAACCAGAAAGAGTAATATTTTTATAGGAGTGATCTTTTATGAATGATAAAGAATATGTAGAAGAGGTTTGCAGCAAATGTGAAAACAGATTAAATGATAAAGATTTATGCAATATAAGAATAAACATTAATGGAAAAGCAAATTGTGTAAACTATAAAGAAAAAACAACAATATTAAACAAATGGAATTATGAAAAACATAAATACGAAAAATACCGTGTACCGGATGAGTGGAATGTAAAAATATATGCTGATAATATGGAAGAAATAATAAATTGTGCACATTGTGGTAAAAAGATTAAAGCTGGAGATAGTTATACATCTTATGAAATACATAATGAAGTTGGCATAGGTTACGGAGTTTGTGAAAAATGCTTTAATATTGAAATGCTAAAAAAAAATAAATATAAGGGGGAATAGAAATGTTAAATTATAAAGAAGAAGATAAAAAGAGAGTAGAAAAAATTAGATATAGATATTATGACTTTACAGAAGAAAAAATAAAAGAAATAGTAAATAAAAATATAAGTGATGTAACAAATGAAGAATGGCGAATAGTATTACAAATGTTATATCCAAAATATATGATAGGAAGCGGTTTGTTTCAAGCAATATTGATTTTTAGAATTAATAAAGATGGAAAAAGAATAGATCCACCAGAAGAAGCTTACGACGGAATGGGAGAATTGAAAGATAACGACTGTTTACTATTTAAAGCTATGAATTATATTGAAAAAAACAGTAATTTAAAAATTGATGATAGTTGGTATAAAGCAAAAGAAAAAATATTGAAAGGAGCTAACAATGGTTAAAATTTATCATCATAAAAATAAAAAAAGTAAATACGAAAAAACAAAAATAAGAATAAGTTTTAAAAGTAAATATCAAACACCGTTGTTTATGATTATAAGAGAATATTACGATAAAAAAACAAATGAAATTACCTATGCAGAAGTATTATTTGAAATAGAATAAAGAAGAGGTGCAGAATGTCAAATATATATGATATGTCCGGAAAAAAGAAAGTAATATTTACAGAAAATACTAAAACAGATATTACATATAAAGAAATAATGAAAATAATAATAGAACATGCTACAGAAGAGGGATGTCATCAAATATTTTGTGATGGTGGAATAAATATGTGCCCATCAGATGTATTTGGACCAGAAAAAATAGATAAGCAAAAAGAAGAAGATATTTGCAATTTTGAAAGTATAGGCTGTATAAAATGCTGGACTAATGCTATAGAGAATTTAAGAAAGGAAAATAAAGATGTTTAATGAAATTTGGGAAAGTATAAAAGAAATATTTACATTAATATATAACAGAATTAAAAAATATTTAATAAAACCGGCTTACATTACTTTATCATTATTTAGTTTATATTGTTTTATAAATTATCTGATACATTATGAAATATTATTAGCATTTGGAAATTTATTTGCAGCAATAGTATTTTTAAAATTATTAGAAGGGAGCGAATAATAAATTATGGAAGACTGTTTAATTATAGGTATAGATATAGCAGAAGGAAAAGATATAAGTTGTATGTCTGTTATTAGAAAAAATGGGGAAGAAATGCAAGTAATAAACCAATTATATAATACAGAAGCGGAAGATATATATTACAAATTAATAAATGTTTATGCAAAAGCACAATTTCCATTGATACAAGAAGAGGCAATAAAAAGAGGAATGAATAAAATATATAATATATATTCATATAAAGAAATATTAGAAACAATGAAAGAAACAATAAAATTAAAACATTATACTGAAAATGAAAGAAATTATATATTAAATAATTCGATACCTAAAAAAATGAGTGAAATATTAGCGGTATTTTGGCTAACACATACGAACGATGAATTTTTTAATTATTTTGGGTTTAATTGGGTGCCACCTATGAAATTACAGGAAAAAGCAAGAACTATAATAAATATAAAAGGAAGAGAAGAAGCGGAAAAACTAGCAAATATGGCATTAGTTAATTTTAAAAAGTCTGATATGGAATTAGACAAAAAAATTTTAAAAGATATAGAAAAAAATATAACATTAAATTTTGGCGTACCTAAAAATTATTTGAAAGGGGCTACTTATGAGTAAGGAAATAACACTTGAAGAATACGTTTTAACAAATTTACACCCGAGCGACTGGGGCTATTATATAAGATTAAAAGACAATATAGAATATCAGGTTTATTTTAGAAAACTAAGAGGGCAAAAATTGTATTATTTCATAAAAAAGGACAACGAAGAAATAAGACTAGATGAAGAAGTAAGAAAATGTTTCTTACAAAGTAAAAGAGAATATGAGAGGTACGGAATATGAAAAATTGTTTTAAAGAAGCGGAAAGAATCATAAAACAAGAAAACATAAAAGCAATAAAAAGAAAGAAAAATCAAAGAAAACATTTAATAAATACAATAGATTCATTAATTAGTGGTGGAATATCTGTTTTTGATTTAGAAGTGGTAAACAAAAACGCTATAAAAATAAATTATAGAGATAAAATAAAGGAACAAAATATAAAAATAAGAGAATTAGAGGAAAAATTCAACCAAGCACAAATTTTGATAAGAGCTAGAAATGAAAGAATACGAGATAAAGATAAAATAATAAATTTAATGGAGGAACAATTAGCAGGTTTAGCAATATTTGATAATGATATAGAAAATGCCTTAATTTTAGGCGATAAAGAAGAGGTTAAAAATTATTATGAAAGGAAAGCAGCAAATGAAGAAGAATAAAAAACAAAATTTAAAAGAAGTTGCTTATTTAAGAGAAATAAACAAGGAAAGAATAAAAATAAATGAAAAATTAAACAATACTTTAAAAGATTTAGTAAGAAAAGGCGAAAATTTGGAAAATTACGAAATATGGGCTAATAAAAAATGTGATATTTTTATACAACCTGTGTTTATTATAAAAAAATATGCTAAGGATTTAGAAAAGGAAGGTTTTGACAAAGATATAGCTTATGTAATAGTAAAAATAGATCCAGAAGCGGGAGAAATAGAAAATGAAACAAATTAATTACGAAGATGTAACAATAGCAGATATACAAACACTCTATAAAACAGGTTATATAACAGAAATTACATTTGACGCAGATAGTAAAACAATAAGCCTAAAAAATGATGAATATTTAGCAATAAAAGAAGTATTTGATAATTTAATAAATGCAGTACAAAAAGTTGCAGAAGCAGTATGCGAAGTAGGTAAAAAAATGGCAGAATCTTTAAGTTTAATTTTTCAAAATCTTAGTAATAAGAAATTAACAAAGAAAAAGTTTATAAAATTATTACAAAGTGAAGGAATACAACGAAATACAATAAATGAAATTGTAAAAGGCAATAAAGAGCCCTATACATATATGAGATATTATAGAACATTACAGAATCTCAAAAGATGAAAGGAGTAACGTTATGTATGAAAAATGCGATATAGAAGAAATGTTAAAAGGGTATTTAGTAAGTAAATCCCAGTTAGAAGAATTGGAAAATAAAATTGCGAAGAATAAAGTATTATTATCATACAATGGTAAGAAATATACAGAAAGTGAAGAAGAAGTAATAGAAGGAATGTCGTTAAGTTCGCCAGCTATATCAGATATGCCGAAGCGGAAATACAAATAAAATAAATAAACCAACAGAAAACATAGCATTATCATACAAGGACAAATTAACATATATCAATAAGGTTGATAAAATAAAGTTAATGAATGAAAATGTAAGAAATGAAGAAAAAGCAGAGCCATTACGTGATCTTGTAGGAAAAGTTGATAGAATGTTAAAGGCACTAAATAATGAACAAAGGTTAATTGTAAAAACTTACTATATGTACGAGCCTAAATGGAACTATGTTAATAATACATATTTTGAAGTATATAAGGAAACAAGAACAGTAAATCAATTAAAAAATATAAGGGATGCAGCTATGCAAATTATGTTAAAAGTAATAAATGTGTAAAAAATCAAAAATTGGTCAAAAATTGGTCAGAAATTTGGTAGAAATTATAAATTACTTTGTAATATAATTATAATTGGAGAAAGTTTAAGAGTACATCTTAAATAATTCTCTACTAAAAGGATATTCCCCTTTTATTTTAGCCAGTAAAAGAGTTCTATTTTATAGGACTCTTTTTTGGTGCTTTTAATTAATTTAGTGAAGTTTTTTAATAATGTAATACCAGTTCTTTAGAAATTCCAAAAGAAAGCTCATATTAAATAAATTAAGTATGTTTTTCAGATAAACCTCCTGTAAAAATATAGATAAAAAACAATATTGTTTCTTCACGAATTAATTATTGAAAAAGCGAGGTAGTAGCCATGAAAGAATACAAAAGTAAAATATGTCCGAACTGTATAAACAAAGTATGTAGTAATAATATAGTTACTATTGTAAAAGGAGAAACAACAATTACAAAATGCAATGATTATATAGCAAGGAAAACAGATAATAAGAAATACTTAGACAAATATATAAACGAAATAAAACTAAGGGGAATAATAAGAAATGATAGTTAAAATGTGTGCAAAATGCAAGAAAATAATTGAATATCCTAATAGGTATTGTAGTGAATGCCAAGCAAAAGTAGATAAAGAAATGGAAGAAAGGCAGAAACAATATAACTATAGATATGATAAAAAAAGAGATCCTAAGTTAGTTAAGTTTCGTAAAAGTAAGGAATGGTTGCAGTTAAAAGAAAGATATTTACAAGACTTACAGCATAAATACGGAGATATAAAGTATGAGTATAGATGTGAAGACTGTATAGAAGAAAACAAAAAAGATCCTACTTATGAAATACAATTAGCAGAAGAAGTACATCATTTAGAATTTATAGAAACACCAGAGGGCTGGAAAAGAAGACTAGACTACTATAACTTACGTGCATTATGCCATGCACACCATGACAAAAGACATAATCGTTTTCAAAAGAAAGAAAGGGGGAATAAATATGATGCAAGAAAATAAACAGCAAGATAATGTAGTTACTGTAGAGGTTAATGTGAATCCGGAAAAAGCAAAACTATTTGTAAATGATTTAGTAAGACTATTAAATAGTTATGGACTAGATGGTATTAATATATGTAATGAAACAACAATACAAATAAACTTATTAGACTTAATGGATTACAGAGTAAGACCTTTAAAACCTACACAGGTTATACAAACTAAGCCAGATAGCTTAGTACAAAATAGAATAAATGATATAACAAAGTAAAGAAAGGATGATTTAAAATGAAACATATAGCAGATAAGGGATACACAGATGTAGTATTAAATAGACATGTAGATAAGGATGCAATATTAGAAGAGGAGTACGCAAAAGACAATAAAGAATTAACAGAAGAAAGAATAAATTATTTAGTAAATGAAAGAAATTTATACATACCTGTTGAAGAAGAGGAAACACCAGATGACAAACAAGAAACAACAGAGGAAGATAACAAAGAAAAAATAACAAACGAAGTAGAAGAAAGCAACGAAGAAGAAACACAAAAAGAAAATGAATCAGAAGAATTAGAAGAAGAAAAAGAAGAGGCAACAAATGTTGAAACAGAAGAAGTAAAAGAAGATAAAGAAGCTGTTGAAGAGGAAGAAAGCAACGAGAAAGAAACAACAGAAGAAGAAACAAAAAAGAATACTACTAAAAGCAAAACAAAAAATACAAAAAAAGATAATGAAAAATAATTAAAAATTTTACGAACAGCTGTTACAATTACCCGTAGGGGGTGGTCAAAAAAGTATTGCTATCCTATGGGGAACCGGTGCAGGGGAGGTCTTCGTAGAAAAAACTCCCCATAATCGCTTCATCAGTAGCACCAAAATTCAAAAATGCGTATGCTAAAAATAGAGGTGGGAATTATGGCAGGTTATGGTAAACAAAGAGAGCCAATAGAACTTATTATAGCAAAGGGGAAGAAACATCTTACTAAAGAAGAAATAGCAAAAAGAAAAAGTACAGAAGTAAACACAGATGACTATAAAGATGTTAAGCCACCAAGCTATTTAAGTAAGAAACAAAAAAACGAGTTTATGGAAATTGCAACAAAACTTGTAGATATAGGAATAATGACCGAGTTAGACGAAGACTGTCTAGCTCGTTATTTAATATCTAAAGATAACTATTTAAAATTCACAAAGGCATTAAGCACAGCTTTTAAAAAGAAGTCGTCAAAACAAAATAAAGATAATATGGAAATGCAGGCTTTACTTTCGAGCGAGATAGATACTAACTTAATAAATCAAGACAGAGCTTTCAAACAATGTAGGCAATGTGCTAGTGATTTAGGATTAACTATTACAAGCAGATGCAGATTAATAGTACCAGAACCACCAGAAAAGCCGAAAGAAAATAAATTTGCTAAATTCGTGGGGTAATGATAGATAGAGTAACAGAATATGCTCGAAAGGTTGTAAACAGAGAAGTTTTTACAGGAGAATTACATAGACTAGCCTGTGAAAGACATTTAAGAGATTTAGAAAGACAGAATACAGCAGAATTTCCATATTATTGGGATGTTGCAAAATCAGAAAGAATTTTAGAGTACGCAGAAACCTTAACTATTGGAGAAGGTTTTGAAAAAAAGCCAGTACAATTATTAGGATTTCAAATTTTTGATATGGGTTGCTTGTTTGGTTGGTATAATGAAAAAGGCAAAAGAAGGTTTAGAAGATCTTACGAATCAATGGCAAGACAAAATAGTAAAACTTTTAAAAATGGTATTAGAGGAACATATATTGCAGGATTTAGCGGTTATTATTACGGGAAATTATTTACAGCAGCAACTAAGAAACGTCAAGCAAGGCTTGCATGGGAAGAAATGTCAAAATTCATACAAAGTGATGAAGACTTGGCAGGACAAGATATTGCAAGTGAAAAAGACGGAATGTTTGCAGTAAAAGATTATAAATCAACGATTATTGCTAATGAAACGCATTGCACAATAGAGGCATTAAGTAAAGAAAGTGGTTTAGATGATGGATTCAGAGCTATATATGCAAGTATAGATGAATACCACCAACACAAAACGAATCAAATATATAAAGCTCTATATAATGGAACAAAATCACTTCCAGAAACATTAATAAGCATAATTACAACTAGAGGCGATAAAATTAATACGCCATGCTATGAATTGGATAATTATTGTTGTAATATTTTACGAGGAATTGCTATTGCAGAAGACTTCTTTGTTGACATATACGCACTAGATAAAGGCGACGATATATGGGATCCTAAAAATTTAATAAAAGCTAACCCTTATTTAGCAGCAAAAGAAGATACATTAAAAGTATTAATAACAGATATGCAAACTGCTAAAGATATGGGAGGAAATGAACAAAGGGACTTTATGGTAAAGTCCCTAAATATGTGGGTAAAAAACACAGATGACCAATTTATAGACATAGATAAATGGAAAGAATGCGAAACAGATAAAACTTTAGAAAATATGCGTGGAAAAGCCTGTTATGCTGGTATAGATTTATCAAGTGGTGGAGATTTAACTACAATTTCATTAGAGTTTCCGCTAGATAGTGAAAAATTTTATATTTATTCACATTCATTTATGCCTAAAGGTAGGTTAGAAGAACACATAGAAACAGATGTTGCACCTTATGATTTATGGGAAGAAAACGGATTAATAACTATAACTGGTGGGGCAAATGAATATAAGAACGACTATAAGTTTATTATTAATCATTTAAAAAAAATTATAGAAGCATACGATTTAAAACTTAAAGCAATAGGATATGATCCTCATAATGCCGATGGTTTTTTATCAGATTTAGAAGAATTTGGAGTACCTTTATTATCAATTACACAGTCTGCAAGATTCTTAAATGATGCAACAGAAGATATGAAATTAAATATTAAATCAAGAAAAATAGAGTATGACAAACAAAATGAACTTTTAAGCTGGAGTTTTTCAAATGCTAAAGTAGTAGCAAATAGTTTTGGCGAAATAAAAGTTGATAAAGAGCCAAGAGCTAAAACCAAAAGAATAGATCCAGTTGATGCTTGTATAGATGCCCATGTAGCTTATATGAAATTAAAAGAGGAAGATCCAGTAGACATTGACAAGGAAATGAAAAATTACTTGCAAATGATGAATTGGGGGGTGAGTAAATGAAAATTATAGATAAAGTTAAAAAATCTTTTAAGGCTTTAACTTCAAATAATACTAAAAATGACCAGTTGGCAGCATTAGTAAATTTTTTAGGTTTACAAGATACTGATAAAAGCGAATTGTCAGAAGCAACATATTTTGCTTGTTTAAAAGTATTAAGTGAAACTTTAGGAAAATTACCGCTAAAATTATTAAAACATAATGAAAATAACGGGGTAACAGTATGTAGGAATCATCCATTATATAGAGTTTTAAACGAAAGACCTAATAAATATATGACAGCAACTACGTTTTGGTCTACTGTTGAATACAATAGAAACCATTACGGGAATGCTTATGTTTTGATAGATACTAAGAAAAAGGGTAATGACGTAAAAACAAGTTTATGGATATTACCATCGTCAGATGTAGAAATTTGGTATGATGACGCTAAAAAATTAAGTGATATACCAGATATTTATTATATTTATACATGCTCGGCGGGAACATATAGATTTGGATCAGAAGAAATATTACACTTTAAAACATCAAGCTCTTTTGATGGAATAACTGGAATGTCAGTTAGGGATAAATTAAGAAGTACAATTATAGGAAATAACAAGGCACAAGAGTTAGTGAATCAAATGTACGAAAATGGTTTTACAGCAAAAGCAGTCGTACAGTACACATCTTCTTTAAATGATGAAAGTGCAAAAGAATTTGCAAAAGGAATTGAAAAATTTGCTACAGGAAAATATAGCGATGAACAAATAAAAAATATAATTCCTATTCCTCTAGGTGCTACTTTAACACCACTTAATATAAAACTTGCTGATAACCAATTTATAGATGTAAAAAAATATTCTGCATTGCAAATTGCTAGTGCTTTTGGAATAAAACCATATCAAATTGGAGATTATGAAAAGTCAAGTTATTCAAGTGCAGAAGCACAACAACTAAGTTTTTACATAGATACAATGTTATATATTATAAAGCAATATGAAGAAGAAATAAGCTATAAACTACTAGATGACGAAGAAGAAACAGAAGGCTACCATTTTAAATTTAACGTAGCTGTAATACTTAGAGCAGACCAAAAAACACAGGTTGAAACACTAAGTAAAGGTGTATCAAACTTTATATATACACCGAACGAAGCAAGAGCTTTCCTTGATTTGGAAGCAAAAGAAGGAGGCGATAGGCTTCTTGGAAATGGTGCTAGCATTCCTGTAGAATATACAGGTGCTCAGTATATACAAAATTTTGAAGGAGAGGAGGGTAAATTATACAAATGGATCCAGAAAACAATAAAAGAGGCATTGGAGAAAACCTTATCAAAGGCTTAGTTTGTAAATCTGCTAATGTAGAAAGTCAAGAAGTTACAGAAGAAGATTTAAAGAAAATTAATAAATTAACTTTAAGTCCTCTAAGTGCAGAAGAAGTATTTACATTTAAAGTTATTATGGGCGACAATGAATTAGACGATAGAAATTACGAGCCATTTAATTTAAATGCACTAAAAGATTTAAAAAGATTATATGTTGGTAAAACTATGATAAAAGATCATAGAAGAACAGCAGATAATCAAATTGCTAGAATTTATGATACCGAATTAGTACAAGAAGACACAAGCAAATTTACAGGTGCTGGAGAGATATATACACAATTAATTGCAAAATGTTATATGGTTAAAACAAATAGCAATGCTGATTTAATTCAAGAAATAAAAGCGGGAATAAAAAAAGAAGTTTCTACTGGTTGTAAACCAAAACATGCTTATTGTTCTATATGTGGTACAGACAATACTAAAACATATTGTCCGCACATGTGGGGACGTGAGTATGATACAGCAGCAGGAAAGAAAATTTGTTATTTTACTCTGGATGGTGCAAAGGAAGCGTACGAGCTTTCATTCGTTGCAGTACCAGCACAACCTAGAGCTGGAACAACAAAAAACTATCAAGAAGAAAAAGTAAAGGAAGAAACAGAAGAAACTGATATAATAGAAAATGAAGCAGACAAAACTGTTAAAAAAGAAAATATGGAATTAGAAAAAGAGCTAGATTTAAGAATGAAAATACTAGACTCTTTTATTTTTTCACAAAATCAAAAAGAAAAGGAAGGTAATTAAAAATGAATAAAAAAATGAGAGAATTATTAAATAAAATTGCACAAAAAAGAATGATGGCTAGAGATTTTATGGATGGGGAAAACAAAGACTTAGAGAAGGCAACAGCTTTAATGGACGAAGCTGACGAACTACAAAAAGAATATGATTTAGAGGCAAGAATGTATGCGGCAGAAAAAGAAGATAATACACCAACAGACGAAGAAGTATCAGAAGAAAAAGCAAATAAACAAGAAAAAAATGTAATCAAAGAAGTAGCAGACGCTATCAGAAGAGTTGCAAAGACTTTAAATGAAGGAACAGGAACAGAAGGAGGTTATACAGTACCAGCTGATATAGTAACAAAAATTCAAGAATTAAGAGAAAGTAAATTCTCTTTAGAAGAATTAGTAACAGTTGAAAGCGTTTCTACAATGTCTGGAGAAAGAACATATAAAACAAGAAAACAAAAGAAAGGATTTACAAAGGTTGGAGAAAAATCTGCAATTTCTGCTACTGAAGGTCCAGCATTTTCAAGAATAAAATATGCTATTGATAAATACGCAGGATATTTACCAATTACAAATGAATTGTTAGAAGATTCTGACGAAAATTTAGTAAATACAGTATTAGCATGGTTAGCTGATGAATCAAGAGTAACAAGAAACAACTTAATTTTAGCAGCAATAAAAACAAAAGAAGCTAAAGCTATAGATGCAGGAATAAAAGGTATCAAGTCTGTATTAAATAAAGAACTAGGACAAGCATTTAAACCAACTTCTGTTGTTGTTACAAATGATGATGGTTTAGATTATTTAGACCAATTAGAAGATAAAAACGGAAGACCTTTATTAAATCCAGATCCAACAAATAGTGCAAATATACAATTAAGAGCTGGTGCAACTGTTGTTCCTATAAAAGTAATACCTAACGATGATATGGCAACAACAGAATCAAAAGTACCATTCTTAATTGGAGATTTCAAAGAAGGAATTGTATTATTTGATAGAAAGAAAGTAAACATTATGACTTCTAATACAGCTGTTGTAGGAAGTGGCGAAGATGAAATAAACGCTTTTGAAGATGACTGCACAATATTTAGAGGTATTGAAAGAGAAGATGTAAAAGTAAGAGATGTCAAAGCATTTGTAAATGCTTATATTCTTGTAGAAGAACATGCATAAATAAAGGAGGACTAGCTTATGGCTGAAAAAGAAGAAGTTACTTATGTACCAGTAAGTATAGAAGAAGTATGCGATTATAAAGGCTTTTTAGTGGAAGAAGTCGAAGAGGACAAAGTAATAAAAAGAAATATTATAAGACTTATTAATTTTTCAAACTTGTATTTACAAGGTGCCATAGGCAAAAACTACCCAACAGAAGACGAAAGGGCTAAACAAATAGCCCTTTTAGTTATTTCTGATTTGTACGATTATAGAGATTTAGATTCAAAAAATATTTCAAATACAACTAGAAAGATTTTAAATGACTTAGAATGGCAACTAAAAATGGAGATGAGAAAAAATGGCTATGAACAAACTAATTAAATTTCAAAAATTAAATGCAGACATCGAAAAATGGGAAGATTATTACTCTTGCTATGCAGAAGTTAATAAATCAAGTGGCAACGAATACTTTAACGCCAGAACTAATATAACACAAAATACTTATAATTTTAAAGTTATGTATATAAGCAAATTAGAAGATATTATTTTTAATACATCTCAATACAGAATTTTATATAAAAATAAAAATTTCGATATAAAGAATGTAGATGATAAGCAGGAAAAACGTTTAAAACTAACTTTTGTTGCAGAATGCGTAACAATTTAAGGAGGCAACTATGGGAATAAATAATAATATAACTATTACTCAATTATCCCCTAAAATGCAAGAAATACTTAACCAGTATGCTGGTAACGTTACAGAAAAAGTAAAAACTTTGGCAAAAGATACTGCTGTAGAGTTGACTAAAAATACTAAAAGGGATTCGCCAGTAAAAACTGGGGAATATAAAAGACATATTAGTTATAAGAAAACTCGAGAAACATCTACAAGTGCTGTATATACATGGTATGTTAAGGATCCAGAATATAGATTAACACATTTACTTGCAAATGGTCATGCTAAACGAAATGGTGGCAGAGTACAAGGAAATCCATATTTAAGTGAAAATGTTATAGAAGCGGAGAAAAAATTTGTAAGTGGTGTAAAGGAGATAGTAGCAAATGAACATTGAAAATTGGTTTAAAGAAGGAACAGGATTTAAAATTAAAGAATTAAGATATTTAAAACCTCCAGCATTGCCTTATTTCTTATATGTAAATAGAAAAATAGTTAGAGGTGCTGATCTTCTTAATAATATAGTTGAAAACAATATTACTATTGAAAGATACAGCGAAACAAATAATGATAGTGATTTAAAAGAAATACAAAAAGTAAATGAATTATTAAAAAAAGACTATTATACCTATGATTCACAAACAGAATGGCTTGATTCTGAGGGTATGTATGGCACATTTTGGGTATTAGATCCAATTTTAGAAAAAATAAGAAAGGAAGGAAATTAATTATGGGTAAAAGAACTAAACAAACTATTACTTTAGGTAGTGGAAATTTATATATTACAGAGTTTTCTGGAAGTATTCCAGAAAATACAGAAATTGAAAAAGATACTAATTTAGCAGGATATATACAAGGTGGTGCTGAATTAGAGTACAAACCAGAATATTATACAGCAGAAGATGATTTAGGAAAAGCTAAAAAAACTATAATCACTAAGGAAGAAGCAAAATTAAAATCTGGTATTATGACATGGAACGGAGAAACATTAAAGAAATTAGTAGCTACTGGTAGAGTTACAGAAGATACCAAAAAAGGTATAAGAACTGTAAAAATTGGTGGTATTGATAATAACGACAATAAAAGCTACATTATACATTTCGTACATAAAGATCCTGTTGATGGAGATGTACGTGTTACTGTAGTTGGTAAAAATACAGCAGGCTTTACATTAGCATTTGCTAAGGATAAAGAAACTGTTATTGATGCGGAATTTGAAGCAGCACCATCAGATGATGAAGGAACATTAATTTTATTACAAGAAGAAATAGAGCAAACAGCCTAAAAAAATAGAGAGATGGTATAAAATAAACAGCCATCTCTCTTTAAAAGTAAAAGGAGGAATATTATTATGTATGATATGACAAAATTAAAAACAAGGTATTTTGATATAAAACTAAAAAATAGCAAAATATTGAATATAGAGCCACCAAAATTAAAAGTTTTAAAGAAAATAGCTGCTTTAAGCGAGGTAAAAAATACAGAAGAGTTAGGAGAAAAAGACATAAGCAACCTTACAGAAGCTGTATCTTTAGCTTTAAGCAAAAATAGACAAAACTTTAAAATTTCTACTGAACAAGTAGAAGATAATTACGACATAGACGAAATAGTGGATCTATTAAATAATTATTTTGAATGGGTTAATAGCATACAAAATTCAAAAAACTAAAATGTCCATATTATCCGGATAATGACGATAATATGGACACAGGTTATATTGTAGAAAGTATAGGGGAAAAAAGAGTTGCAGAATATTTAAGAATATCAATGCTAGAAGTAGAGGAATTAGATTTTGTAAAATATTTATTTTTTCTTAGAGAAGCATTTATATATAATTGTTCGCAAACTGATGAAGGTAGAGAATATTTAAAAAATGCTAAAAGATTAGAAAAAACTACTCCAGATAGAATTAAATTGAGAGAAAAATTGAAGAAACGAGCCAATTAATAGCTTGTTTCTTTTATTTTAGTAGGTGGTATAGATGGCGAGTAGAATACAAGGTATAACCGTAGAAATTGGAGGCGATACCACTAAATTAGGTAACGCCTTAAAAAGTGTCAATGATAAAACTAAAAGTCTACAAAATGAACTAAAAGGCGTAAATACGCTATTAAAAATGGATCCTACTAATGTTACACTTTTAAAGCAAAAACAAGATTTATTAAACAAAAGTATTGCAGAATGTAGAGAAAAATTAAATATATTAAAGTCTACACAAGCACAGGTACAAGAGCAATTTAATAAAGGAGAAATAACAGAACAACAATATAGAGATTTTCAAAGAGAAATTGTAGCAACAGAACAAAAATTAAAGAATTTAGAAAAAGAAGCTAAATCGTTTGGCTCTGTTGGAACACAGCAAATTGCAGCAGTTGGAACAAAAATGCAAACTTTGGGAAATTCTATAACTAATGTAGGTAAGAAACTAACTATTGTTAGTGCTGCTGCAAGTGCAGCATTAGTGGGTGTTGCTAAAAGTGCAATAGATTTTGAAACAGCATTTACAGGAGTAACTAAAACTGTAGATGGAACTGATGAAGAATTAAGAAAAATAAAAGAAGGTTTATTTGATTTATCAGAGGGGACTGCAAGTAGTGCAACAGATATTGCATCTGTTGCAGAAGCTGCTGGGCAATTAGGAGTAAAAACTGAAAATATTTTAGGATTTACTGAAACAATGGTAAGGCTAGGAGATTCTACAAACCTTTCCTCAGATGAAGCGGCAACAGCTATTGCACAATTATATAATGTTATGGGCTCTGATATAAATACTGTAGATAGATTTGGTGCTGCATTAGTTGATTTAGGAAACAATGCAGCAACAACAGAAGCAGATATTTTAAATATGGCTACAAGAATAGGCTCATCTGGTAAACAAGTAGGTTTAACAGAGCAACAAATTTTAGCCTTAGCAACTTCACTTTCAAGTGTTGGACTGGAGGCAGAAGGAGGAGGCTCTGCAATTTCTGCTGTTATTACTAAAATTGATAAAGATGTTGCCTTAAATTCTAAAACACTGAAAACATGGGCTAATGTAGCCGGTTTATCAGTAAATGACTTTAAGAATTTATGGCAAAATGACGCGATGTCTGCTATTCAAGCTGTAGTAAAAGGAATGGGCGACGCAAGTGCTGGTGGAGAAAACTTAAATGTTATATTAGATGATTTGGGTGTTACTTCATTAAGACAAACAGACACAATGAAAAGACTATCAAGTGCTTCAGATCTTATGACAGAAATGTTAAATATAAGTAATGATGCATGGACTCAAAATTCTGCATTGGCAACAGAATCGTCAAAAAGGTATGAAACAACAGCAGCAAAAATACAACAAGTAAAAAATACTGTGACTGAATTATGTAGCAAATTAGGGGAAATATTATTACCTATAATACAAAAAATATGTAATGGATTATCTAATTTTGTAAATTGGTTATCTAATTTAAGTCCGGCAGCACAAAAGGTAATGTTAGTAGTATTAGCATTAGTTGCTGCACTCCGGACCAATATTAATTTTTGTTGGTAAAATTATTTCTTCGATAGGATCCATATTAACATACGGACCGAAAATTGTATCAATGTTTAGCACAATAAAGACTGCTGCAAGTGGTTTATTTAGCTTTATAGCTACAAACCCTATAATTTTAGTAATTACTGCTATCATAGCAGCAATTATATTATTATGGAATAAATGTGAGTGGTTTAGAAACCTAGTAATGAGTGTATTTGAAGTAATAAAAAATGCTGTAATTAATGTATGGAATAATATTAAAGCAGTATGGGATATAGTACAACCATATTTTGTAGCTTTATGGGAAGGAATAAAAGCAAGTTTACAACCTGTAATAGAGTCTTTAATGGGTGCCTTCCAAGCTGCATGGGAATTTATAAAAACAATATGGGATTTAGTACAGCCATATTTTGCAGCAATTTGGGGAAATATAAAAGCTGTATTTTCTGTTGTTTCGCAAGTATTAGGTACATACTTTAGGGTAGCATGGGAAGTTATAAAGGCAGTATGGGACATGGTAGTACAATACTTTGGTGCTATATGGGAAAACATAAAAATTATATTTAGTGTTGTAGGTACTGTAATAGGTGGATTCTTTCAAACTGCGTGGACTGTTGTTAAAACTATATGGGACGCAGTAACAGGTTATTTCCAAGCAATATTTGATACAATAAAAGGTATATTTAGTGCTGTAACAGCTGTTTTTCATGGAGATTTTAGCGGTGCGTGGGAAGCAATAAAAGGCATTGTTGGGACATGGCAACAATATTTTCAAAATATTTGGAATGGAATTAAAAATATATTTGCTAGTGTTGGGAGCTTCTTTAAAAATAGTTTTCAAGCTGCATGGAATGGAATTAAAAGTATATTTAGTAATGTTGGTGGCTTCTTTCAAGGAATTTGGAATACAATTAAAAATATGTTTACCAATATAGGAACAACAATAGGTAACGCTATAGGCGGAGCTTTTAAAAATGTTGTAAATTCAATAATTAGTTTTGCACAAAATACTATTAACGGATTTATAAGGTCAATAAACTGGGCTATTGATGTTATTAATAATATACCGGGTGTAAATATTAGTAGATTAAATGAATTAAATATACCAAGATTAAAAGTTGGTATGGCAAACGTACCTTATGATGATTATTTGGCATTACTACATAAAGGCGAAAGAGTATTAACTGCAAAAGAAAATCAAGAATATACTAATGGAATGGAAGAAACACCAAGTAATAATAATATTGATAATAGCTTTAATTTAACAATAAATAGTCCGACAGAAACATCTCCAGCAGAAAATGCTAGATTACTAAGAAGAGAAATACAAAAATATAAACTTTTGCATACGTAAAATATTATAAGAAAAGGAGAAATGTTTATAATGAAAAAAATTATTTGTGAAAACAATAAGAACAATAAAATAACATTTACTTATGATTTTCCTTTTTTTATTACTTCTACAGATGGACTATATGATGTAAAAGGTAATGTATCTACTGTATCAAGTGCCTATGGAATAGGAGAAAGTTACACAGGAACGAGCGTAAAGAAAAGAAATATAGTAATAAATGGGATAATTGTAGATAATTTCGCAAAAAGAAGAGAAACATTATATAATATATTTCCATTAGATACAATAGGAACGTTATATTATTATGAAGATGATATAGAAAGAAAAATTGAATATATAGTAGAAGATGTAGATGTATCAGAAAAAGGAGTACCTAGAACATTTACAATTTCTCTTATATGTCCTTATCCATATTTTAAAGATATAGAAGAATCAGAAGCGTCCATGTCTACGTGGACGCCTCAATTCTGTTTTCCTATGATTTCTGAGCAAGACAAAGGAATAGAATTTGCAACAAAAAATGTAACAACTATGGGAACAATAACAAATGATACAAATATAGAATTTGGTGTTACAATAAGATTTATTGCAAATGGTAAAGTTTTAAATCCATATTTGATAAATGTAAATACGCAAGAAAAAATAGCAGTAAATATTGAAATGGAAGCAGGCGACCAGATTATAATTACAACACATAGAGGTAATAAGAATGTAATTTATATTCCTACATCTACAAATGAGACTGAAAATATTAACTATAAAATGAAATATGGAAGCAAATTTTTGCAAATGCACTCAGGCGATAATACTCTAAGAGCAGGTGCAGAAGATGGGGAAGAAAGCCTAGAAACAAAAGTGTCTTATAGTATAGAATATGGGGCGGTGTAATATGAAAAACATTGAATTATATATATATGATAGGGATCTAAATTTTCAAGGTGTAATTGATGAATATACTTCCCTAAGATGGCGTAGAAAATATTTTGAAGCAGGAGAATTTGAATTACATTTAAAAGCGACAGAAAGAAATATAGCTATTTTCAAAAAGGATAATGTCATAATAAGAGAAGAAAGCAAAGAAGCGGGTTTTGTTAAAAGCGTTGAAATAATAGAAAGTACAAATACTACAGAATTAGTTGTAATTGGTAGGTTTTTATCTTATTTGTTATACAGAAGAATAGTAAAGAAAAGAATTAACTTTACTGGAAAAATACTTGCAGGAATGAGAGTAATTTTAAATAAAATGACACCATTTAGCAAGTTAGAAATAGCAGATACAACTATAGATAGTGAAAAAATTACTTTTCAAGTTACTTACAAAAATATTTATAATTATTTGGTAAAACTTGCTAAAGCTGCAAATGTAGGTTTTAGAATAATCGCAGATATAGAAAATAAAAAGTATAGGTTTGAAAACTACGAAGGTTTAAATAGAACTGTAGAGCAAACCAATAATTCATTTTATGAATTTAGCGAAGAATATTCAAACATAAATAAAGCGGACTACTTAAATGATGGCGGTACGCTTTATACTGATGTGTTGGTAGGTGGAGAAGGCGAAGGAGATAGCAGAGTATTAGTAGAAATTAATAATACAGCAGGCTTACACGATTTTGATATTGTAGAAACATTTGTTGACGCAAAAAGTGAAGCAAAAGGAGATTTAACTACTAGCGAATATAATGAAGTTTTAAAAGAAAAAGGAAATGAAAAAATAGCTTCAATATCAGAATCTATAAAATTTGAAGTGTACGCAAATGACTATAAAAAAGGTTGGGATTTAGGAGATGTTGTAACAATAAAAAAAGAAAGCTGGAATATACAAGAAAACCTAAGAATAACAGAAGTAGAAGAAGTTATAGAAGGCAATAAAATTACTATAACACCAACATTTGGAACGCCTTTAAAAGAAACATTTACTGACGATGATAATTAATAAGAAAGGAAGGACAAAAATATGGCTGAAAAAAGTAGTTTTTTCGATTCTGTTAATGCTGACAGAGTGTATTATGCTGCTGACTGGGCTTTACATTTATCAAAATATTTCACAAATGGAATATTTAATAATGGCTTAAAAGTAGTTTCAAATGATAATATGTCAGTTAGTGTAGAAAGTGGCGATGCAAATATAAATGGATATAGATATAATAACGATCCAGAAAAAGTTTTAAGCATTGCAAATGCAGATGGTGTATTAAATAGAATTGATAATATTGTAATCAGACTTGATATACCTAACAGGCAAATAACAGCAGAAATAGTACAAGGAACTTTTGCAGAGAAAGCAGTTGCACCGGCATTGACAAGAGGTACAAGTATATATGAAATAAGAATAGCAAAAATTAATATTCCGGCAGGAACTACTGCAATAACGACAGATTTAATAGAGGATACAAGGTTTAATAGTAGCGACTGTGGAAATGTAATTTGTGCTGTACAAACACCAGATTTTACAAATATATTAGACCAATATAAGGCATTATGGGACAGTATGATAAAAGCAGAAACACAAGACTTTGAAAAATGGTTTAAAGAACAAACAGAAAATTTTGATGTTTGGTTTGAAAGAATAAAAGGACAATTAAGTGAAGATGCAGCAGGAAAACTACAACTAGAAATAGACAATTTACAAGCCTTAGTAATGGAAGCAATATCTCCTGTTACAACAGAAGATGGCAACAATATTGCTACAGAAGGCGGAGAATTAATAATAGGTGGAATATAATTTTAAATATTAAAGGAGGATCTATAAAATGATTAAAAAAATATCAGAATTAACCGAAGCAACCGAAGCAAAAGATACAGATATAATGTGTATGGTTGATTTGGGTAATGGCGAAACAAAGAAAATAGCATTTAAGAATTTATTAAGTGGTATCATTCCAAGAAATGCCGGAGCACATAATGCAATTTATAGGGGTAAAGATATAACCGATTTATTTTATGATGGAACTTTATCAAAACAAATAGCAGCAGGAACATTTGATGACATTTATATAGGGGACTACATAATTGGTAAAGTTAGTAATAGAAAATATATAGTTGCAGATATAAATTACAGATTACACATGGGGGATACTGAATGTACTACACCTCATGTTTTAATGATACCAGAGCGAACAATGGGAAATGCACAAATGAATACAAGTAATGTTACTACAGGAGCATATATTGGAAGTGCAATGTACACAACTAATTTAACTCCATTTAAAACTATAATAAAAAATGATTTTGAAACAAGTCATATTTTAAAACATAGAAATCATTTGCAAAATGCTGTAAGTAACGGCTATGAAAGCGGTGGAACTTGGTATGATAGTGATATAGAATTGATGAACGAAACAATGGTATATGGCAGCAATATATTTAAGAATTGCTTAAATGGAAGCAATATACCTAATAATTATACAATAGATAAATCTCAATTATCATTATTTAGGCATAGACACGATTTAACTGTTGCTTTAAACGATAGTGGATCTAGACAATGGTACTGGTTAAGAGATGTCGTTTCTGCGTCGGCTTTCGCGAATGTGGGCAGCAGCGGCAATGCGGGCAGCTACCACGCCTCTGGCTCTGGTGGTGTTCGTCCGGCTTTCCTAATCTATTAATCAGACATCGACAGGGCTTTATGCCCTGTCATAGAACATAGTTAATTTCTGGAATAGTTAAAATAATTAAAATAAAATGATATACTTCTTTGTAAATAAGAAAAGGAGTAAATAGTATTATTAGCGTATGTCAGATATTAAGAAAAGTAAGAGAAGAGAATCAAAATTACAAACAATACATAATGCGTATTTAATTAGAATGGCTGTTACCAAGCTTGCAGAAAATAACTTTTATATTAGTGAAACAAAAATTGCAAATATTATTGCTGAAAAAATAAGAATGTTCCCTAACGATGATCAAGAAAGAATAAAAAAAAGAACATATCAATATTTTAAGCAACAAATAGAACGTTCTACAAATAAAGTTATAGATTTCGCATGTGGAATAAGCCAACATTTAAGAATTGCAAATACAATATTTCCTAGTTATATGTCTGAATTTGAAGAAAGACGTATTGAAATGGATAGAGCGATGGCTTGCTGCAATGCGTTGCAAGATGAATTACAATATATAGGGGAATGCTTATATGCTGATCTAAATAAATACACAAATTTAGTATTGGAAATTCAAAAAGAATTTAATATGATTAAATCTCTTAGACAGTCTGACAATAGATTTTTAAAAGATCTAAAATAGTGGGTAATCTTTAAATGTCGTTTCTGCGTCGAATTTCGCGAATGTGAACAACAACGGCAATGCGAACAACAACAACGCCTCTAACTCTGGTGGTGTTCGTCCGGATTTCACAACCAAGCTATTAATAATGGACTAAGTTTCCATAGCAGGGCAATGGGAAAAGGAAAGGAAAGACTATCCCTTCAATTTGATAAAATTGATAAATGCTAATCATTATGTATTTGGTTACGACCAGTAATACTATAAAAGTGATTTTATGAATATTTTTTATGATGCTAATAAAATATATGAAGCTGGAACGAAAGCAATAAAATCTGCACCTTTTAAATATCAGTCGCAGCTTTTTGAAGTTAATCATTTGTTATTAACTGCTGAACTGCAAAGAGATATTAAAGAGTGGAAATACAAACCTACAAAGGGTAGTAAATTTACAATAAATGAAAGGGGCAAAATAAGAAATATTACAACAAATGATATGATAGATAAAACTGTAAATCATTTGATTTGTGATAATGTTTTAACTCCAGCTATTACTCCCTATTTAATATATGACAATGGGGCAAGTCAAAAAAATAAAGGTGTATCATTTCATAGAAAAAGACTAGAAGTACATTTACACCAATATTACAGAAAACATAAAAGTAATGAAGGATATATACTATTAATAGACTTTAGTAAATATTATGCAAGTATTCCACATAATTTATGCTTGGAAAATTTGCAGAGCTTTTTAAAAAAAGTTAATAAAGAAGAGGCACAGATTACATTATGGATTCTAAAAAATGTATTTAATGTCTTTAATGCAGAAAATAAAAATGGGAGAGGTGTCGATATTGGTAGCCAACCTTCACAAAATATAGGTATTGCTTATCCTTCAAGAATAGATAATTATATAAAAATAGTAAAAGGTATTAAGTATTATGGTAGATATACCGATGACATGTATTTAATACATGAAAGTAAAGAATATTTAAAAGAAGTATTAGAAGGGATTAGGAAAATTGCTAATGAATTAGGGTTAATAATAAATGAAAAGAAAACACATATTGTAAAATTATCACAACAATTTAAAATTTTACAAATAAAATACCAATTAACAGAAACAGGAAGAATTATAAGAAAAATTAACCCAAAAGCAATAACGAGGGAAAGGAGAAAATTAAAAGCATACAAAAGGCTATTAGATAAAAATATATTAACATATAAAGAAATAGAAAACATATTTAAGTCGTGGATGTCTGGAAACTACAAAAATATGTCAATGCAGCAAATTACAAACATGACACAATTATATTATAATTTATTTAAGGAGGTACCAAAATGGAAAAATCGTGGAAAATTACGTTATCTGATGGAACACAATTTAAAGACCTAAAATTAAATGGCAATAATTTTGTATCAGAAACAGAAGTTACAGAAAATGATTTTAAAGGTAAATTATCAAAAGTAATTATAGAAGGACAAGAAGACGGACAAGTAGTTAAACAAGAATATGAGCACATGGAATTAGTACAAGTAGCTCATTATGAAGATGGTTACTATTTTATTTTAAGAGAGCTATCAAAAGCTGAAATAAAAGAAAGAAAAATGCAAGGCGACATAGAGTATTTAGCAATGATGACCGATATTGATTTAGAGGAGGCTTAATCATGAGCAAGAATTTTGAAAAAGTAAAAGAATATTACAATAATGGTATATGGAATAAAACAAGGGTATATAATGCTGTTGGTAAATGGATAACAGCAGAAGAGTACAAAGAAATAACAGGGGAAGATTACAAATAATTTACTTACAATGAAAAATCCTTTTAAAGCCTTAAAATTAAGTAATGAAAGTATATTAACGAAAAATAAAAACGCCTTAAATTCAATTTTAGAGCGTTATTTTTTTCGCTTTTTTTATAGATTTTTACAAGAGAGGAGGAGTAAGTAAATTGGAACAATTATCAGTAATTATTATATCATTAGCAACACTTTTGAATGCTATTTTAACAATTTTTACATTTATAGAAAAAACTAAAAAGCCAGTTGATAAAGCATTAGATAATAAATTTGCAAAAGCATTAGAACCAATAAATAAAAAATTAGATAATGTTAATGCAGATATAAAAAGACTTGATAAAAACCAATGTATGAATTATTTAGTTGAATTTATAGAAGATTTAAAAAACGGAATACCAAAAGACGAAATACAAAAAAAGCGAGCAAGTGAAGTTTTTGATCATTATACATTAGATTTACACGGAAATTCATATATTCATGATGGTTGGATTAGATATGTCAAGTAAGAAAGGAAAGGTATTATTATGAAAAAGAAAATATTATTAATATTAGCAAGTATAGTCGCTGTTGCTGGAGTATTTTGTAGTGTTTATTTTAATGATCCTAACTTAAATAAAAATTTGGGGGATATTGAAAATAAATTAATAGAAGAAATAAAGAACGATGAAAATATTAATAACACTGTAATTATTTCTGACGAAGTACAAGAAAGTGCAGAAGATACTATAGAAGCTACAGAAAATGGCGAAGATTTATCAACAACTGAAATTATAGAAAGTACAGTTGAAGAGGAAGAAAGCGTAACAGATGAAGGAGCGTTAGAAATAGACGCAGTAGTAGAGCAAGAAAATATTAGTTACGATGGGACTAATACAGGTAATGGACTTTCACTTTTAGGCTCATATCAAGGGCTTACATATTATAGTCAAGCAGATAGTAGATGGGCTAACGTAATGTATTCTAGTATAGGAGATAGAAGTCAAACAATGAAGTCTAGTGCATGCGGTCCGACAAGTGCAGCTATAATTGTTTCATCAAGTAAAGGAACAATATTGCCAACTACAATGGCATCTTTATTTGTAGAAAATGGATATAGAACTTCTAATAATGGTACTGCATGGAGTGCATTTCCATTTGTTGCAGACTATTTTGATTTTAACGAATATTATACAACTAGTTCTTTTGATAAAGCTATGAGTTATTTATCACAAAAAGATGCTAACGGAAATAGTAAATATTATATAATTGCAAGTTGCGGAAGTGGTTTGTTTACTACTGGTGGTCATTATATAACATTAGTTAGTTTAGATGGAAATACAATTCAAGTATATGATCCGTATTTATATAGTGGAAAATTCACGACAGCAAGCAGAAGAGCTGCAAATGTAAAAGTTTCTGGAAATTCTGCATTTGTTAGTGAAAGTAGTTTTAAAACATACGCAAATTACAGAAACTTCTGGATTTTTAGTAATGATAATGGAAGCGGAAGTAATAATACAAATAATAATTCTACAGTTAATTATACAAGATATGTAGCAACGCAAGGATCTACATTAAATGTTAGAACAAATGCAAGTATAAATGCTACTAGAATAGGAAGTTTAGCAAATGGAACAAAAGTTACAGTTGTTGAAGTTTCTGGAAACTGGAGTAGAATAACAAGTCCTATATCTGGTTGGGTATGTAGTTCTTATTTATCTTCATCTACTGTAAATAATACAAGTAGTAATAGTAGTAATTATAATGTAAAAGTTACTGCTAAGAGTGGACTTAATATTCGTGCTGGTGCAAGTACAGGATATAGAATATTGGGTTGCTATAAATATGGAACGACAGTTACAATAACACAAACCAATGGAAATTGGGGAAAAACAAATAAAGGTTGGATTTGTTTAACATACACAAGTAATACAAATACAAACACAAGTACAACAACAAAAACATCTAGCTCATATTCATTAGGCTTGTATCAAGTAAATACAAGAAGCGGGTTGAATGTAAGAGCTGGTGCTGGAACTAATTATAAAATAAAAAAAGTTTATTCAAACGGAACACGATTTGACACATACGAAATAAAAGGCGACTGGGCAAGAACACCAAGCGGTTGGGTAAACTTAAAATATTGTAAATTAATTCGCAAATATTAAAATAGAGGGATTTTCCCTCTATTGTATATTTTTTAAATTTTGTTGTATATTATATAGTATATCAAATGCTTCCTTGCATGTGGTATTATTCATGTCTAAATTGATAATTTTTTTAATAATATTATCATAAGAAGTAGTTTGATTTGAAGATGTTTGATTAGGTACGATGGCATATTTTAGCCCTTTAGAATCTAATAATTGCGTGTATTTTTCTAATTTGGCGATTGGAAACCCGCATTTTATTATTTCTGGGCTTAAATCAGTTAATTTTAAACCAATTTCATTTGATACTTTTCGAGCATCTTCATTTAAAATATTATAGAAAATACCAACTTTAAATAAATAAATTTTTTCTGGATCTTTTTCTTTTAATTCATTATATTGCTTTTGAAGTTTGCTCATCTTTATCGACCTTCTTTCTTTTAATATATTTTTTTCTTACTATAATATCCCCGTGGCTCACATTCTAAAACCTCACATATTCTTTCTAATGTATCGAATCTGATACCAACAGTTTCATTATTCATAAGATTTGACAGAGACTGGTAACTACCACCCATATTTTTAATAAACCAGTATTTGCTTTTCTTTTGCGTTTTTAATATTTTTTGAATATTTACGTAAATCATTTTCTCACCTCCAGAATTATTTTAGAACAAAGTGAGATTTATTTTAACTACACTAGGCTTAACTGAACTATGGTTAACTTAATTATAGAATAGGTAAAATAATAGATATTAGTCTTGTCATAATTTGTCGAAAAATGTAAAAAGTAAAACTGGCATGAGCCTTGATGTTTCTAAGAAAATACCTATTTTGAAGAGTAGTTAAAAAAGTAAACATAAAATGATAAAATATAAATAGAAGAATAGGAGGATTATTTAAAATGATTTATGATAAAAATTTTATTTTAGATGAATTAAAACAAAGACTAACTTTAAAAGACAGAATATTAATGCACTTCTTTAAAGACTATACATATAGAATTTATATAAAAGGTATAAAGAAGGGCTATGACTGGGACTTTTAGCAAGTAGACAAAAGAAGAAAAATAATGTATAATAAAACATATTCAAAATAAATAACGGGGAAGTGCAGCAAGCACTACCCGTTTATAACAGATTTATAAAAATATTTTACAAGGCTGTAATAAGGCTGTAGTATAAATTTTAAGTAAATTCATAATTTATATTAAGAAATCTATAAAAGTGAACGGAGAGTAAGCAATGCGTAACATAAAACTAACAATAGAATATGATGGAAAAGACTTTAATGGCTGGCAAAA